AGGTAAAGAATCTTCATCTACGCTATCATCTCCACCCCAAATTAATTCTGTTTTACAGTGCCAGCAGTTCATTTGTTAAATGGTATAGAAACGCCTGTTGTATTTGGCATCGCATTATCTAATGCCTTTGGCATCATTCCTGATACCTTACTCATAACTTTCTCCATCATCATCTTTTCAAACTGTGGGCTAGTTATGTAACGATAACCTGCATACGCTCCACCTAAAGTTGAAATACTGAGCACAAAAGATACGATGGATAATATAGAGGAAATTTTATTCAACATGGTAAAACAGGCAGTACTAAAAGCAATAGGTCATGTAAGTATTATATCCATGCTCTTAATTCTGCCAACTGTCATACCCTGTTACTTGTTGTTATCTATGATGACTAAAACTTATACTTCAAGCCAAGCTTCGTTCCATAAGCATTAGTTGAATCTGTAACGATAGCAAATTCACCGTAAACATCTATTTTATCTGTAGCAGCTACAGAACCACCAACTTTACCAGAGAAGTTTGTGCTTGATTCGCCACCATCAGGATTAGACAAAAACGCACCACCTTGTAGGTAATAAGAAGCAGTTCCGTTTCCGCCCTCGTACCCTAGATGAGCGTCCGTTCCAGATCCTATATAATCTTTGCCTAAGAACGCAGCATTGTTTTCTACGTTTACATAGAAACCCGCAAATGCAGGTGTTGATAGTGCTGATGCAGCAGCTATTGTTAATACTTTTTTGAGCATTTAATTAAAAAAATTAAAGTTATATACTAATAGATTTCAAATGCTTTTCAAGGTTTTGTTACTACGACTTGATCTGGTCTTACACGCTCCACTGCAATATATTCTTCTTTGCTCCATAGTATTGAAACTTGCACCACAAACAGGACAAGTCTTAAATAAATTACCTTCTACTTTTTTACTTCTTCTTTAACCTCTTTTGGTTTATTTATTTCTTTTAACAATAATTGATAAGCTTGTATTCCTCCTTCAAGCTTTAAAATGTATTGTCTTTGATTTATTAATTCCTGTTGCCATTCAAGAATTTGTTTTTCAATAAGTTCTTTCATTAATACTTAGTTTTACCTAGTGTAACCGCAGCATCTTGTGCCGTAAAGTCTTCAGTTGTCCAAATGGATGTTGTACCATCTTCTTTTTTGTAAGCCTTAATAATTTCAAGGTGTTCAACATTACGTTTAATTTTATCTTTTTGTTCATCAGTAAGAGAAGACAGAGTAGCAAGTTCGTTTATTACAGTTACGCTATCTCCAGCATTAGTGAAGATGGTTGCAATTTCTTCTGTGGTACGTTCAGACATAATAAAAATTTTTAAGTTTTAGGATTATCTAATTTTACTTTAGCAACATGATCTTGCCATGTTGTTGTTCCATTAACACTATCCCAATATTGCATATCCATCTGTTCTTGCCAACTCGCATACTGTTCTGCTCTTTTTACTTTATAATCATTAGCAGTTTCTTGTGCTTTTGCTGCTGTTACTTCTGTATTTCTTGCTGCTACTTCTTCATCTGTCATTAAGACAAGAATACCGTCTACTAATTTGTTCATAAAAATCTCCTATTAAGAAGTTGCAATTCCATATAAAGATATTGTTCCTGATGAAAGATCACCAGATGATCCAAATATCTGTATAGAATTTTGGGCAGTTGTAGTTCTGTGTCCAGAACCTTGTGTTTGCATATTTGAATCACTTGCATCATTACTTTCACCAACACCAATAGAGTGAACTTGAGTAGATTTTGTTTGATTTAAATGACTAATTAATATTTCGCCATGTTTTGATTTAGCACTAAATCCACCAAGTATTTGACAAGAAGTATCTGAGGTACCACCTTTATTGTAGTTGTTGCCAGTATCATAAGTACCATCAATTCCTACTCTCATTCTTAAAGTGCCAGCACCACTTGTATTAAGTGAAAATATAATTTTATATTGTGTATAACCACTAATTGAAGTAAAGGTTACTGCTGCTGCGGCTGAAGTAAATGTAGTATTTGATATTAATGTTAGTTTACCTCCACCACTAGCTGCCTCAAATCCAGCTTCTCCATTTGCATCAACTGTTAATACATGACCCTGTGTTGCGGTGCTGCTTTTAAGTACAAAATTAAGAGCAGGAACTCTGAATTTAGTTATATCACCGTTACCTAAAGTAATTTCATTATCAACTGTAGCTGAGCTTGGAAATGATTGATAACCTATAACAATATTGTTTGTACCTGTCGTCAAGACATTAGGTGATGAGGTTCCTCCAGCCTCTGTTCCAATACATGTATTTTTCGTTCCAGAAGTTACAAAATAACCAGATTTATATCCATAAAATGTTGAATCAGCAGCAGTTGTAGCATTGTACCCTGATTGATAACCAAAAGCAGAGCTTCTATGACCACTTGTAAGACTATAAAAAGACTGTCTGCCAACTGTTGTCGTTAGGTATAAAGAAGTTCCAAGAAATAAAGATTCAGAACCAATGGCAACTGTATTTTCAGTAGCAGTTCCATCCCTACTAGCTCTATAACCAATCATTACATTATTATTTGCACCTCGTCCATCTTCAAGTGCTTTTTCTCCAATAGCTACGTTGAAGCTGCCATTACTATTTCCGTTTGAACCTTCTAAGGCACTATATCCAATAGCTACGTTTGCAGTACCAGTTTGAAAACGGCCAGCAGAGATTCCCATCCCTGTATTTTGACCATTACTTGTAACTTTAGAAAAACTTTCATTTCCTATTGCTACATTTTGAGTTCCAGAAGTTTGGTCATTTAAAGAGTTTTTACCTATGGCAACTGTAGAATTTCCTCCATCATCTGCTGCTAAAGCACCTACACCAATTCCAATAGCTGCGTCTGAATTGTCTGTTTTAGCATCTGATAAATCATTTAATGCAGAAGCACCACCACCACCCGAAGCTGCTTCAAAACTAGCCTCGCCATTGGCATCTACTGTTAGCACATGACCCTGAGTAGGCGTTCCTCCGTTATCTTTTAAGACTACATCTATACCTGGTACTCTGAATTTAGTAATACTTGAGTTGCCAAGAGTTATTTCATTATCAACTGTAGCGGAACTAGATAATGCTTCGCATCCAATAATTATGTTGTTATCGCCTGTAGTTAAAGCCCCAGTTCCATCGTCAGTAAAAGCAGCTAAATTTCCTAAAATCGTATTTTTTGTACCTGTAGTGAGATAATAAGCTGATAAACGTCCGACCCCCACATTTTCGTTTCCAGTTGTGGCAGCACGTAAAGCTGCTCGTCCCACTGCGGTACTACCTTGATAAGGGTTGCTACCTGTGTCTGCATATGCCTGTAAAGCCTCACTTCCTATCGCTACATTTTGATTTCCATTATTAGCAGTTTTAAAAGCTTCAAAACCTAAAACTGTATTAGTATTTCCTGTAGCATTTTGTCCCGCTTTAAATCCTACAAAAACAAGATTATTAGATGTTGATTCTTGACCAGCATTAGCTCCTACGAATGTTCCACTTGACGCTCCCTTGTTATTTGCGTTATAACCTATCGCAGTAACATTAGATCTATTACCAGTTTCATTAGCACCAACACCCATGATAGTGTTCCCTGTACCAGAAGTTATTCCAAAACCACTATTTCCTCCTACTATTGTATTGTTTTGCCCTGTAACATTTTCTCCAGCCCTATGACCAAGAGCCGTTAATCTAGCTGCTGTATCTATTGACTTGCCCGCATCCTTTCCCATACAAGTGTTTTGATCACCAGATGTAATTGCAGTACCAGCATTTTTTCCAAATAACGTATTTCCCTCTGCATTTGTCCCATCAAAAGAATCTCCTGCATTTGACCCGCCTACTGTGTTATCTTGTGCGTCTGATGTTATGCTACCTCCTCCGCCACCAGAAGCAGCTGCGAATCCTGCCTCACCGTTAGCATCAACCGTCAAAACATGGCCTTCAGTCGCAGTTGAGTCTTTAACTATAAAGTTAAGACCAGGTACTCTAAATTTAGTAATATTAGAATCACCTAATGTTATTTCATTGTCTACGGTGGCTGAACTAGCAGTAGCGTCATGACCAATAATTATATTATTATCACCAGTTGTTAAATTATTTGTTCCTGTATCAGCAGCATCTTGTCCAATAATTACATTTTTAGAACCAGTACTTAAATCCCTTGCACTACCTCTACCGATGCAAACATTTTCCGTTGCAGAAGTGGCATCTTTTGCACACTCATAACCTATGAAATTATTATTATCTCCTGTAAAATCTTGTCCAGCGTATCCACCTATAATAACACTGTCATCACCAGAACTATTTTGACCTGCTTGTTGTCCTAATATAACATTATAATCACCTTCGGAATCTGCCATAAATCCAACAATAGTATTAGCATTTTTAGTTGTAATCGACTGGCCAGCCCTACGACCTATACAAGTGTTCATAGTTCCAGTACTGATTGTTTTTCCTGCTTCATGTCCAAAGCAACTATTGTCTAATCCAGTACCAACAGGCAAAGCATTACTTCCGAAAGCTGTACATCTACCCGAAGAAGTAAGTGCTGTACCAGCGTTAAATCCAAAAAGTGTGTTATCAGAAGCACTGGTAATGCTATCACCTGCATTAGTTCCTCCTACAGTGTTATTGTCAGAGTCAGATACAACACCACCACCAGAAGCAGCTGCAAATCCAGCTTCTCCATTGGCATCAACTGTTAAAACGTGTCCTTGTGTAGCAGTGCTACTTTTAAGTACAAAATTTAAAGCAGGAACTCTAAACTTAGTAATACTTGAGTTACCTATAGTCACTTCATTATCAACATCCACTGCACTTGGTATCGAACCATAGCCGATTATTATGTTGTTATCACCTGTAGTTAAAGATCCACCACTAGTGCCTTGTCCAGCAAAGTTTCCTAGTAAAGTGTTTTGAGCACCTGTCGTAACGCTGAAACCTGCACTCCTTCCACAAGCCGAATTTTCATTTCCCGAAGTTTGACTATACAAAGACCCACCACCTACCGCAATACTGCCAGAAGTACCTGAGCCACTAAAGCTATATAAAGCACTACTTCCGATAGCTACATTGTTTGAACCGTCATGTGAAGAAAACAAAGCCTCACGACCTAATACTGTATTTCTATCACCTGTAGAAAGCCTACCAGCACTAAGTCCAACGAATGTACAGTTTGAGCCGACCGAAATTGATTTACCAGCATCTTTTCCTACGCAAGTATTTCCATCGCCAGTTGTGATTGCCGTTCCAGAGTCTTTTCCAAATAACGTATTATTCTCAGCATTAGTTCCATCAAAAGAGTCACCCGCATTAGTTCCTCCTTTAGTATTGCCTTGAGCATCTGAAGATATACTACCACTACCTCCAGAACCACCTATCTCTGCTACAGAATTATCATCTTTCTTTGTGAATAATTTACCGTTATCAGTTCTTAAGGCTACTTCTCCAACAACTAAATCACTGGCAGTTGGATCGCTACCAGAACCTCTTTTAAGCTTAATTTCATTAGCCATTGATTTTTACCTCCTAATCAATAAGAACCGCCATCTATATTAAAGCTAGAGGCACTTTCATTTTCTAAAAATGTAACAAGATCAGACAATGCAACCTGTTTCATAGTTCCATTATCATTTAAAACCACTCTATCGGCTGCTGCTAATGTAGTTGAAGTAGCAGATGTTGCCCCATCTAATAAATTAATTTCAGCAGTTGTAGCTGTAACTCCATCTAAAATATTAATTTCAGAAGCAGTAGATGTTACTCCGTCTAAAATGTTTAATTCAGCAGTAGTAACAGTAGCTCCATCAAGAATTTGTATTTCAGCTTCAGTTAAAGCAGCTAACGCAGCGGATCCGCCTGATTGACAGCCTGATAAGTTATCTAAATCAGCGTCATAAGCTTGAACATCAGAACCAATTGTTAATCCAAGAGATGTTCTTGCAGTAGCTCCAGTTTCAAGTACAAAATTTGATCCATTTCCAACAATAAAATTACTGTCAGAAGGTGTAAGCCCTGCAATATCAGACAACTGAGCATCAAAAGCCTGTACGTTAGTTCCAATCACTAAACCAAGTGCAGTCCTCGCTGCCCCTGCAGTTGTAGCTCCTGTACCACCATCGCCTATAGCAAGTGTTCCTGTTATAGAACTAGCAGCAAGATCAACAGCAATTTCAGCAGATTCAATAACAAGTCCACCATTTGATTTAAGGTCGGCAGATAAAGTATTGCCAGATTTTTCTAAACCATTTCCTGCTGTGATTTGACCAGCACCAGAAAATTGCGTGAAGCTTAGATTGTTCGTCCCTGTGACCGCTGATCCTTTTGAACTTGTACAGACAAACCCATTTTCAGAATTGACAGTTCCTTGATCTACGAATACAAATACAGATGACGCATCTGATCCCGCTGCTAGGTCATCGGTTCTTGTCCATGAGCTTGCTTTACAGAGATATAATCCATTTTCAGTTGCAGTATCTTGATCTTTTACCAATACTCTTTCATCAGCAGAAACAGAAACTCCATCAATAGTTTGAGTGCCTGACAAAGTTATATTTGCTGTTGTTGCTACCTTAACAGCTTCTTTAATATCTAATCCCTGACTGACACCATCTACATAATTTTTATTTACGCCATCTGTTCCTGCTGTAGGGGTTGCTAAGTTTGTTATTTTCTGGCTATTTAGAGATACAGCAGCAGAAGGGGCTGTCATCTCATCTAATCTTGAAGTCCTAACTTGACTATCAAAATCAGAGACTTTACTTGCAGTTAGCGTTGGTACGTCTGCGACAACAAGTGACCTAAATGTAGGTGCAGCAGCACTTCCAGTTGTAGGGCCAGCTAATACAATATTTGCGTTTCTAGTTGTTGCCTTATCAAAAAATGCTCCCTTACCACCAATGGGTTCAATACTGGTAGCAGATCCACCTGCGCCACCTGTACCTTTACCAATAACTAAGACTTCATCACCTTCTCTAAAAGCAACTTCAGCATTTTCAAGAGTAGTAGGGTTACTTGATCCTGTTGATCTTTTAATTCTAATTGTATTAGCCATTTTTAAAAATTACCCCCATCTAAAAGTGTGCTTTTTGTTGTAGTGCTATCTAATCTCAGCTTACCACTAGTTGCGTCATAGTACATTATAGAATTATCAACTTTATCTGTGTGTACTAACTCAATATCAAAGGCAGGGCCTTGTGGCCCTGGTACTTTTACAGTTACCACACGAGTTTCGCCATTAACTGTAACTTTGTTTTTGATTTGATTGATGTTAATGTTGCTCATTACATTATTGTGTAACCTTCACTTATAGATATTGTACCCTCAACATAATATTCTTGCTTACCTGATGGATTCTGTATCTTTACGTCATAATTTAGCCTATTAGGAGTAAAAGTTTCCGTTTGTGCCCTAGTAAGACTTAATACGAACGATCCATTAGTAGGAGTTGGAATTGATACTGAAAAATCAGCATATTTAGTACTACGAGTTTCATCCCAAACTTGGCTAGCAATGCTATAACCTGTAAGATTTACTGGATTGTCGTTACCATCTGTAATAGTAAGACTCTCATCGTGATCTGCTCTTCTTTGAACAGTAAAATTATATATACCAGCTATTATTGCCATTTAACTATAAGGTGATGTGCCTAGTATATCAGTTTTCCATTGTGCCTTTAAAGCATCAGTATCACTAGCAGCAGCTATTCCAGAATCAGCAGGAGCATCTCTTAATGCTTGTCTTTTTGTTGCTATATCAGTTGTACTCGTTCCAGCTTCTAAAGCTTTTGTAAATTCAACATCAAGTTCTTTAAACTTTTCTGCTCTTGCAACACGAATTTTATTTTTATGAATTTCTCTGGCTTTCGCCATGTCTACGCCAAATCCCATAATTTACTCCGTATAAGTCCAAGCATCTCTAAAACTCCTATCTGTAGGAATTGCAGATTTATCTACAGTATAAACTGTCTTTCCACTAGGGCAATCTTTGGCTTTTATTTCATCTAAAGTTAAATCACAATTATCTGCTGGAACAACAATAGAAATACCGCCCTCATCATTCTCATATATAAATCTTTTGTCTGAATTAGCCATAAGTTTTTTCTTTTAGTATATCAAAGAATTATTAATCTCCAAAAAACGATACGCCAATATTATCACTATCAAATTGAGTTGTGCCTTGAACAGTTAAAAAACGACAACTTCCAACTACACGACCTCCAACACTACCATTGCCCATAACCACGGAAACAGCATTACCAGCAGTAGTAAATATTGCTGAGGGTACTGCTAAGTAATTTGTAGAAGAAAAAGAATTAGTAAAAGTTACAGTGTAATCACCAGTCCCATTATCAGTAACAGAACTTACATTAAAAGAATTTCTTATTCCTCCGTTTGCCTCAGTAAAAGGTGAAGTGCCAAAAGTGCCATTAAAAATAACCCAAGCTTTTGCTCTACCCTGTGCAATCTGTTCCGCAGTTGAAGCATTACCTCCAGTTGCATCTTGTAATGTGTTGACTTTTAGTGTGGACATAATTAATCTCCAAAAACAGCGACATTAACTGCTATGCAATCTGTATTTCTTGTAAAAACATTAACAGCACTTGTCGTTTGTGCTGTATTAACAAGACCAGTCCCAATATCATCAGAACTTGTAGATCCTCCTGTCTCATTTAATCTTTTAGTTATTACAGTTACGTAATTGTTATTTGCCATAGCATTAGTAAAATTTACTGTATAAACACCTGTAGTAACATCAGTTATTGAACTTACATTAAAAGAATCTCTGATCCCTCCATTTGCCTCAGTGAAAGGTGACGTACCAAAAGTCCCATCGAAATTAGCCCATGCTTTTACAAGCTGTCCTTTTTCAGTTCCAGTAGAATTTTGAAATACTGGTGCACCTGTACCTAAACTTTTAACAGTATTGACAGATAAAATACTCATCCTGATACCTCAAAAACTATTAAATTAGCTGTGCTATATAAATCATTAGCTATACCTCTTTGATTGACTGTAGCTTGTCCTACCCCATTAGTCCTAATCTGATATTTGTATGTTATGTCTGATAGATTACTTAAATTTGTTTCATCAAGATGATGATATGAATAGCTGAAAGTATTACTTGTATTTGCACCAAAAGCCAATGTAGATGTACATGGATCAGTACTGTCTATATTTTGTGCAATAGGAGTACTATTTCTAAGTAGATTTAAGTAAATTGCTGATGACCTGTCACTTTGCCCTAATGTCATGCAAGTCATTATTAAAAACTTACTAGAAGTTGAAGAAGGTGTAATCGTAACACTCAATCCAGTTATATCTCCAAAAGTATTTGTTGTATGGATTGTTGTACTATTTGTAAAAACAGGTTTTACTTGAATAACACCGCCATAAGCTCCTGTATCAAGGCCACCTATAGGAACAATACTATTTACTTTAAGTTGGCTCATAAGTTTATTATATAGACTTTTATACTACAGTCCATGTCTCACCAGAACCAACTGTAACGGTTACTCCGTTTTGGATGGTTATAGGACTAAAACTACCAGCGTTTTTACCGTTAGTAATTGTATAGTTAGTCGTAACAGTTTGATCATTCTCCCAAAATATATTATCTGACCCACCGCCCTGTGCTCCTGCTCCTGCAACGCCCCAACTTAAAGTTCCTGACCCATCCGATATTAATGCATATCCACTAACAGGAGCATCTGTGGCTGGTAATGTAAGAGTTACATTGCTTGAAATGGTTGATGGTGCCTGTAAAGCAATAAAATGCGAACTATCAGAATCAGCAAAACGTAAATCATTCTGCGATTGAAGCGTTAATCCATTCGTATCAAATATCATTTTTTCTGTACCACTAGAAGAAAATCCCATGACATTTGCAGATTTTCTAAATAAACCTAAATCCGTATCTGTATCAAAACTCAATGCAGGAGCAGCCGCAGTACCAGCATCATCAAGTTCTATTTGAGCAACACTGCCCCCTTCACCTACCATTTTCCCACCAGCTTTGGACAATAAGCCTAAATTATCTTGGTCTATATTTCCAACTGTTGTAAAACTACTGCCTGATCCTCTTATTTTTAACGTATTACTATCACTTCTTAAAAACCACATTCCTGCAACACATTGCGAATCAGCTAAATCTGAACTCTCAGCATTTTGTCCTTGCAAAGCTTTAAAACACGCTTGTATATCTAGTCTCACAGCTTGACCAGAAGCATTATCTATAGTGAAATCTGATACAGATAGTCCCATAACTAATTACTTTTTGCCTCCATTCTACCCTCCTTTACCAAAACCAACAGCATTGTAAGTAAAATCTCTGCTTATATTAGCACCACTTGAGTCTTTGAAATGAATTATAAATTGAGTTCCAGAAATATTACTATCCAATAACTCATAAAAATCTCCTGTTGCCATATTCTGAGGAGAAATAGTAACAGAAGGTTTTGGAATACCTGTGATACTAGACGTACCAACAAAAAATGGTGATGCAAAAATAACCGTTTTTGCTCCCAATCCTGATGTAATTTTGCTCGATTGTTCTGTTCTTGAAGGCATCTCTGCTGAATAACCTAACTGTTGTATAACTATATTTTGTGCAGGATCAGTAGTCTCTAATGTTGCTTGAAATTTAAATCCTCTACCTTTAAAGGTACCATTTGCAACCTCATTAAAACCTGTATAAGAACTCATATCAGTAGAGGTTTTTACCAATAATTTAGCATTAACTCTATCAGCAACATCTCCGTCCCAATCTTCAAAAGTATCAACCAATCCAACTCTATCATCCCATAAAGCAGAAGGGAAAAAACCAGCACTTTGAAAATGTCTTTTTATAACAAGTGAGAATGTGCCTTCTAAATCTAAAGTAGCTCCAAAATCGTAAGTTCCAGTAGCTTTCGTTGCTGGGCTTGTAATTCCAATATTCGTTAAGATTAATCCTCCTCTGTTAGAACTATATTCAGTGTTATTAAATAAGCTAGAAGTAGTGTTATTAAATGGAGGACTATCAGTATCTTCTCTGTCAGTTTTAACAGTAATCGAATCTAAAATATCAACTAAAGATAAACTTACACTTGTTGCATTAACACTAAATCTACCGCCATCATCTTGAAATTTAACAAGATAAGTTCCTGCTAGTGCAGGGCAGATTACTTCGTTAGTAGCTCCAGCTACGGCTGGAATCACATCTACAGCAGATTCAAAAGTAGCTCCTGCTCCTGTTTGATTAGAATGTCGTATATAAACACGACCACCATGTAAGACATCAACTGAAGTAGATTGAGTAAATCTTAATCTTACAAACTGCTCATTAATAGGCTCAATAGTTAAATTACTTACGTCTTCTGGTAAAGCAGTTTTTCCAAAAGCAGTAAATGTGAAAGTTGTTGGTTGGGGAGAAGGTTGAAGTGAAGAGTTTATACTCGATAGTCGAAATTGATATTCACCTTGCAATGAATCTAAAATTTGAAATTCAGTGGTTTTTGATTTAAGAGTTACAAAATTACCATTATCTAATCTGTAATTAAGTTCATACTCTACAGCCCTCGGAACAGCGTTGAAATCTATATTTAATCTGGTTCTTGCAACACCACCATCTGTAAAAAACTCTTCTACAACATCTGGGGAACTGGGAGCTTCTACAACATCATTTAATACCGTAATCTTACGAACAGGTAATGGAGATCCATCTTCAATAAAAGCATATTTCCCTGCGTTATAAGCTGTTGCCGTAACAGCATAATTATCTTTATCCTCTGAAACTGAAACTACTCTCCATTGTGTAGTTTGTAGAGTTGTATTTTGTAAAATCCAAACAGTATTAGTATTTGGAATAGCACTAAATGGACTAGAAGAATCAATACTTATTACTGCTCCAGATATACCAGTAGCAGGAACATCTTTTGTCTCTACCGATCCATCAGGTAAAACAACACTAAGAGTTGCATTATTGCTTGCATCTAAATCTGTCCCTGTAATGCTATCTACGGTAATGCTTGTGTTCGTTGCAGATTTTACTCTACCTCCTCTTCTAAGTCCTGCTCTTACAGGATCACTTACTTCTATAACCTGTCCTGGCCTAACTATTACTCCTTCAGCTAGTCCAGTAGTGAAAGTAATTGTTTCCGAAGATTTTTGTTCTTCAAAAAGAATAAATCTTCCTAATCTTCTTGCTTGATTTCTTGATGAGCAAGCAAAACCTGTAATTTTTTTATGAATGATTCCATATTTATTTCTCGCAGTAGTATCTTCAACAGTTTCAAAGTTTAACTCTTGATTTTCCATATCAAAATAAGACACAGATACAACAGTAGATCTTGTTTTTAAACTCGTTCCAGAATAAATAAATCCATCAGAAGTAACATTTGATAAGTTAAATAAATAACTAGCATCTGCGGGTCTATCTTGAGTGAGAGTAAGAGATCCAGCACTCCAAAATGTCATTCCTCTCATTACAGAACTAAGAGACGCTACTGTCTTAAAAGCATCTTCTCTTTTTTGAAGAACTACATTACAGCTAAATCTAGGTTCTTGATCCCCGTCTCCATCATCAACTAATTCAGAGGAATATACAGAAGCACTATAAAAAGCAAATTTATCAAGTTGAGCCTCCGTGATATGTTCTCCTAGCCCATAGCGAGACTCTGTTAATAAGTTAAATAAGATCCACGCTGGATCAGAACACCAATGAGTTGTTGTAGTAAGTGTTCCATTAAATGTACCGCTATAAGTTAGTCTTCCATTTGTTTGATCTACAGTTGCATTATGTGGGATTTTAATTTTTATTCCACGGACTCTATACATTCTTTGAGGAACACTAGCAAATTGTTCCGCATCAAGACGCAAATAAAGATGAGCTATATCTGAGTAAGCTCTTCGTTCATCTTTTATTGTTGTGAGAGATGTCCATGAAAACTTATCTGTTACCCTGTCACTTGTACTGTCAGCAGTAATCCTACCAACTTTAACTTGTATAGGAAAAGAAGCATTATCTTTAATAGGGATTACAAAGTCTCTACTATATGAGCTTCTTGATTTTCCTCTAACTGTAAACTCTGAAACTTGCGTAGGAATTAAACCAAAAAGACCACCAGGTTGAATTGAGGTTTTTCCACCTTGATTTTTGTCAAAA